ATATAAAATATTTCACATGGTATATTTACAGTCTGAATGTTAAAATTTAACGGACAATATACGGATAATCATAAAAATAAATGTTTGCTATTACAGTGTTTAGCCCACCCCCAGAACGATGCTAGAACAACGTATTTACGTTTTTATGCTTTTAACTTTATGCAGTCTCCGGGCGACCTTTTGCTTTATATGCTTACGTACCAGTACATAATTATGCCGGGTAACATAGCCTAAAAAGTCAATACCGCGGGCTTCTACCGGGAATATCTGCCAGTTCTGTTTGATGGTCAGGTGAAGTTTATTTTCTACCAAATAACGTAATTTGTCGAAAATGTCATGCAAATACGCTTTATTAGGGCCAAGAACGACAATATCATCACAATACCGGAAATAATACTTTACGCCCAGTTCCGCTTTCATGTAGTGATCCAACAGGCAAAGGTAAAAGTTACCGAGTAACTGGCTGGAGTGATAGCCAATTGCCAGACCGGGACCATAACTTCGGATAATACGGATAATGGTTTGCATCAGTGTTTCGTCTTTGATTTTACGACGAAGCAGTTCTATCAGAACATCCTGGTCGATGGAATGGTAGAACTTCTTCAGGTCAAGTTTTAAGCAGTATTCTGTATTCGAACGGTCTTTTAATGCTTTTCGAAGCCTGTTCAAACCGTCGTGAATACCACGCTTAGGCAGGCTGGCATACGTGTCGCGAATCATCATACCGCCTAAAACTTCCCTGTAAAGAACAGCCATTATCGCGTGAAGGGCAATACGGTCTTTAAATGGCAGGGACTGGATTTCACGAACCTTACCGTTTTCCACCACTTCAAATTCCCGGAAACCCTCCGGCGCGTACTCGCCTGACTTTATTTCATAGGCAAGGTCAGCCAGAATTTTATCCCGGTTCTTTTTGAAAAGGCGAACGGTACGGGTACGCTTCTTGCCCCGCATTACCATGGAGAAAGCCTCTAGAAGGTTGCTTTCTTCCACAATCTTTTCTATCAAATAACCGTAACGCTTCATTTAATTGTCGCTTTCAGAAATCCATGTGCTTCGAGAATAAACCTACCACACAATATAACCCAATTTATTTTTTGCCAAGAGGCAAGGTGCATTCCTCTACGGATCAGATAAGGGAACACGTCCCAGCCAAGAGCCGTAATATAATTTTCTTTTCCTGAATATGAGACGCGAACCGTAGTTCGAATTCGTGTTCGAGGCATCGTTATTCGCATTCGCATACGCTACACCGCCATTCGTATTCGAGTCGTTATAGGAGCGCGCCAAAACAAGGGCCGGAGGAAATCTACCTGTATCTTAACATTACATTTACATTTTTACGTTTACATTACAAATGTACTCCGTTTTTCGGGGATTCCCTGATTTTCACAAGGAATATAGAGAAATGCCACGAAAATTTTCGAAATTCGACCGGCTTACGCCGGTATTTGTATCAAAGCACTGACAGTGCTTTGAACGCACTTACGCTCTCCGCTTCGCGGATAACGCCCCTGAAAGCGAGACGCGAACCGAAGCTCGAATCCGTGCTCGAGGCACCGTAATACGCATACGCATACGCCACACCGCCATCCGAATACGAGTCGCTATAGGAGCGCGCCAAAACAAGGGGACCGCCGGAATTTTGATAATAGTAATCTGAATAGTGTGTAGTTTCGCTGCCACCGACATTTGTCGGAACCATGTCAAAAAACGGTCCATTTTCTGCCGCAACATTCGTTATCCAACCATCAGAAGTTCCGGCGTTCACATTTCGAGTAGAACCGTCCGGATCTGTGATTTTCCATACACGATTATTAATTTCAACACCTTTCACCCATTCGTAAATGCCACCGAATACACCTTCCAGACCAAGACCGCAAACATACTTACTTGTTTCATTTTTTGTATCAGTTATTCCCGTTGAGTTACTTGTTCCCGTCATTGTAGCGGAAGAACCACTAACAGCACCGCCTGTCCCAAGAACCGCCTGTAAATTTCTATTGCCATATTTGGCGTATAACATAAAGGCAATGACACAATGCTGTTGAAAGTCAATACGCTGGTAACCCTGTCCGCGGGCGTTTGCGAAATTATCAAAACTGGTGGTTGATTGGCTTACTGTTGGGCGAACCCCGCTACGGCTATACAGCTTATTCGAAGTCATATAACCTTTATAAGCACCTACAAGGCTTCGCGGAACATGTTTGAACGTTCCATCCACATTATATTCTGCGAAACGATAACGGAATTTATTACTATCCACCGACTCCCATTTGTAATAGAACTCCGGAAAATCCACCATTACGTCACCCTCTGTTCCGTCCAGTTTGGCAGCTGTTCCGTCCTCATAATAGTTGCTATTATCATCCCTTAGATATGCGATTGACACTTCACCTTCGGCCGTTTTCTTGCACAAGCAACGACGGAACTTAGATAGTATTGTTGCAATGACGCCACTGTTAATTTCGCCTGTTATATTCTGCGGATCACTCTTAGATTTATCAAAAACAATACCGGCATCCTTGATTTTTGCATACACGAAAGACACGTTTCGACTGGTCTGATTTGCTGTAAACGACTGGTCCGCGGGTTTGGTATATCCGGTAAAGCTATCGACTGAAACAATATAACCTGTACCGGTCGGCACCTTAACAATGACCTGTGGGCCCTTGCCACTGCCCAGAACTTCACTGCCGGATGTCTTTTTTACAGTTACGGTACGTCCGGAACAGTCCGCCCCATCGTCCGCACTGACGTTTACCGTTATTTTCTCACAGGAATAACTAAACACCACCTGCCTTTCGTTCCCGCCGACGGCAGTGAAGCTTTGCTTTTGGGGGGATGTGTAGCCATTCACCGATCCGGCTGACACTTCGTATGCCATGCCGACCGGTACTTTCGTTTCCAATGCCGTGCCGTTCCATGTCAGCTCCTGCGTCTGGTCGGAATACTTCACCGTGACCTTCGTCCCGTTTAATGCCGCATCACCACTGCCCTGGTTGCTCGATAGCGTGATTACCGCCTTTTCCTGATAGGCTGACGTGCCACCGCTTCCGGCAATACGCCAGTCAGCCTTGCCATCCTTGATGTCATAAAGCTGGTAGAACACCCAGTCCGATTCGTCCTCCTCATAGACACGGCACTGCTGGCCGATGGAAAAGTTGCGAGCTTCACCGTCTCCCTCAGGGGTATAGGTAAGCGTATCTTCCGTTGGGGTAGACTCCAGTGTCGGAGTCTCGGCGAACTTGCCGTCGAGAGACGACACGAGGCTCTCAATCATTTTAACCTTCTCCTCAAACGTGCCGAGCGATTCGTAAAACTCCTTTTCTGTACCCTTATAGCCACCCATTTGTGCCGCCTGCCATGCCGATAAACCGTAAGTCGGGAGATCGGAATAACAATGCTGGCCGTCGGATAGTTTGGTTATGATTTTGCCGTCATCACGGCGTTCAAACAGCCAAACGTTTTCTACCGGAACCGTTTTATCCGCTTCCCACTCGGCCGTTGTTTTTACAATTTGCTGATAGACGTAAACGCCTGTTCCTGATTCGTTACTCATTTCAAATACCCTTCTTTAATGATTATACTTGCTTTTGTAAAATTCGTTTGACCGGTCAAATAAACCGCCCCGCTGTGTGAACCGCCACCACCCGAACCTTCGCCGGTACGTTTCCACACGGCTTTGCCTTTGGTGTTATCGTGGCATTTCCAGAACGTTTTATTACCATATTCATCCACCGTCCAGACCTCCACACCGATGTCATAGCCGTCATCGTTCACTGTAGGGATATGATCTAAGTAAGACGGCATTTTCTTTTCCAAGGCGGTAATGCGTTTCCCGGCTTCCACATCAGCCTGTTTCAACAGTTCGATGGCATCCGATAGGGTTTTGTCCGCTTTCTTCAGATCTTCCAGTTGTTTTAATATATTGGTGAGCCATACCGCATTGACTTTATCGAAAAAGGTTGACGCTCCAGTCTCCTGTATTTCTACACAATCCCCATCCTCTGGTTTTACTTGTACGACTTTGGCGAAATACTTCACCGCGATATCGCGTACCACATCGTCGGCGTATTCTCTCTGGATATGTTCCTCCGCCTTCACCAGATACACCGGGAACACTTCCACCGTTTCCACCGCCTGGAGCGGAAGCACCATGCCGCCGATACTTACCAGCCCGGCGGCTATACTGTTTTCTTTTACCTGGCAGCCGCATATCACGCAGTTGCCATACTGCGAAAAGAAGCCGTCGGCAACGGCCAGACCTTCCCCTTGAAGCTCCAGCAGGTCGTTGCCCGACCACTTCCTTACGCCTGGTTCCTGTACATGTCGTTTCATTTCTTCATTATTATTTTATAGGTCCTATCTGCAATCTTATATCTTTCTATTTCAGCTCGTACAAGGTTCAGATCCACACCAGCCGGCACATAAACGATAAAGTCCACGTCCTGGAAACTCTGGCCGCCTTCACCCTCCAGGGCGATTTCCTGCATCGGCTCGAACAACACCCAGTGCGCCGGTTCCGAGTTTAGCCCGATGGCAAGGAACTGGTCCTCGTAGCTCTTTATCAGAATGCCGCCGCCGAACGTTTTGTTCAGGTGTCCTTCCAGCGAACGGTGCTGGCTCGTTACGTGAACCTTGTACCGGTAATAATCACGCCAGGTGGAAAAGGCATCCCAAACGCTTTCCAGGTCAGCCAATGCCCAAAGCCATTTAAGACGGTTTGGCTGCCTGCGGTGCGGGGCAACGTACTGGCGGATAATTTCCTTGAAGTTCAGAATAATGTTCATACGCTAAATGTCATTGATGGATACCATTTCCAGTTTACTGTCTTCCGTATAGTTGAAATATCCCGCGTGCAGGGTCGCCATCGTGTCGATAGGGATAAAATCTTCATCTTCCGTGCCCTTGCGGGAAAGGGCGACCATTTTTGCCGTTACAACACCTGTTACCGACGTTACCGCCTCCAGCATCTTGTGCGAATATATCACACCACCGAACTTCTGCGCCGTCTTGAACTCCTCCAGCGAAGCCAGCACCGCTTCCTGCACACTGTCTACAGGATTGGCGGGGTTATAATAAACTTTTATGTCGTACCGCACCTCGTCGGCATCGGTCGAGATAACCTCGGATTTCGTACCGGCAAACTTGATGGCGTCAATGTAGTTTTTGAAGTTCAGAAGCTGGTTGCTCGTTAGCGGCACAATTTTACCTTCTTCGTCTTCGGTGGCGACGCGGAACATAATTGTGTTATCTTCCGCCACGTTCACAGAAGCAATTTTGATAACGCGGGCGGTTTCATCCATCGTCGGATATTCCAGAAGTCCGGTCACGGTATCAAAAACCAGCTCGTGGCCCATTTGGAACTCATAACATTTGTCGTTATACCAGGTAACGGTTCCGGCCACTTCTTTTTCTGCGTCTTCGTCCATTTCCTTTTTGAACGTGTCCAACACAATTTCAAAAAGATAAATTCCATAGGCCATACAATGTACCCAGAGCCGCCATTCCGAGGCAGCAGAGGTGGAAAGAGTGAAGGAAACCTTCAACCTTTCCGTGATGCTTTTTTCTATTTGCTCAATCGTTCTTGCCATTGCGCTTCCATATAAGTGGTTATACTTCGGTCTATTTTCTTAACAACCGTCTTTCTGACAAGGCGGCTTTCGTCGTCAATCTGTACGGTAGATCCGGGGGCCAGTTTTATATCAGGATAAAACGAGCCAAGTTCACGACCTGACTTTACAACCGCTGACGAATCATTTTTCAAGTCTGGATTGTTGAGGATAATTTCACTTATAGCTTCTGCCGTTCCATATTGTTGCAAGGCTATATCCAGCAGCAGCTGGTCGTTTTCAACTTCAATCGTTTTCATATCGAGCCTCCACATTTAAGTCATTTGAGTAAGTGGCAAATGCCACCTTTGACACTTTCATACCGTCGGCCGTAAACTCCTTGCGCGTGGCTCTGAGCAGGCCTTCCGGGTCGTTGTCCATCATATAATTTACAGCTCCGACACCGGATTCCGCCTTCTGCCGTATATGGCCCTTGTCCGAATACAGCAGGTCGCGCTGGTGCTGGTAGGTACTTTCCGCTATCAGCAAATCTCCGGTCGTAAAATCCAGGTCGCCGTCAGGCTGTTGTTTATAATCTTTCATAGGCTTTATGATATAGTATTGCCAAAAGTACCGGTCACAGGCCCCATCGAAGTTGTCAGACCGGCTGTATAAGTAATTGTCGCGCTTTTGATGGCGTTCATGACAGCATCCGCCAGCTTATCCGCCACCTTGTCGATAGCCCCTTCCCGGTCGTCGTCCTGCTGGTCCATTACCTGGGTAAAGGCTTCCTTTATCTCTGATTTGATTGTCGCTTTTACTAATGCCATAATTTATCCCTCCATATAATTAGGCAAATCCGCCTTAATCTGTTGAAATGTCGCCATATTAATAGGTACGCCGGACGGACCTACAGCCGTGGGGACTGTCAGGGCACAAATCCCGTCCAGCATTTGTTCCAGCGTTTTCTTTAGTCCTGAGCCACCACGGGTGATAGTCACACCGCCTGTAGATGTTTTAACGGTCGTCGAGTCGGCGGTAATGGTGAGCGCGTCCGCTTCATGGAGGGCTTTCACCTTGTCATTCGTCACCTCCAGCTTTTCCGCGTCCACATGGACGGTTATCTTTTCGCCTTTCTTGATGTCGATGTTTTCGGTATCGATGATTACTTCCAAATCGGTATCGGTAAATATCACCTTGTCTATCTCGGTGAATTGGCATACGAACAGTTCATTGCTTTTCCCGATCCGGCAGACAAGCACCGTGCTATCCAACCGGGGAATGAAGGCGAAGCCCTGCAAGTCGGGGTTCACCAGACCGCGAAGGCGCACATCGAAATAATCCACCTGGTCATCGCGTTTGACGGTGCAGGTAAATTCTTCCTCGTTCACTTCGGTAACGGTTCCCTGGAACACCTGGTCGCCGCCATCGCCGAACCGCTGCTGGAACTTCCGGCGTAATTCTTCCATTTCCTTGCTCATGCCTTGATACCTATTTCAACGGTGCGACGCCCGCCACCTGTTCCGAAAGACGTTTCCACGCTTTCGATAAAGTAGTCACCGCTCCGTTCGTTATACACTTTGTCCTCGATGCTTGCCACCATGCCAGGAAGGGCGTAGGGAAGCAGGAAGGTTGTTATCTTGCCCCGGTAGCCGTCGAACGAATACCGTTTCAGTTCTTCCTGGGCAAGTGTTTTCAGTTCCGCCGCGTCTTTCACGTCGTAATAGTAAAAGGTGCGCGTTTCACCGCCGTCCTCGCCCAGCTCGCCTTCTATCTTCGTGCCGTCCTTGTAATAGCAGACAGCCTTTACTTTCAGCTTTACATCCTCGGCCAACTGGTATTTCAATTCGTTGTCGCTGATTACATTTTCCCGGAGCACGTATTTCACCGTTTCGCCTTTCACGTCGTTGGCCTTGCCGACATGGAGCTTTCCATTGATGTCGAACCAAGCCACAAGGCCGTATTCCTTTTTCAAGAAGCCCAGAACCCAGCTGCCTGGCTTGTTGTTCACGACGAAGTTCTTCAGAGTCAGGTCCACCACTTCGCCCATCTGGATTCCCGTTAGAATGGTGTTCAAACAGTCTTTGAGTGTCGTTTCTTTTTTCGAGAATACGCAGTTCAGGAATCGCAGCTTGTAATACTCGTCCTCACATTCGATCTCCAGCGGCACCTTGTAATTGAGCCGTTTCACATAACCAACGAACTCAGTATTCAGGCTTCCGTCATACCCCAGCTTGACTTCCACCTTGTCGCCCACCTTTATGGCCTGTGCCGTCTCAATATGTGTCGGGGGCTCTCCGGAATGTTTCAGCACAGCCGTTACTGGTACCTTGATTGTAGCGGTTGCCATCAGGTCGTACAGGCTTCGTTTCACTTTCACGTCGTATACTGACTTAAAGGAAACCGAACCGATTTTTATTTCACAACACAAAGCAAACATATCATTCCAGTATTAATTCAAAACTCCGGTCCGTTACCAGTTCCATCGTGAACACCTGCGCCGTCTCGCAGCCTTTCATTTCGGCAAAGTCGATGCTTTTTATCACGACCTTATCCTCTTCGTCCAGGAATATATCAGTCAGGGCGCATTTGAGCGTAACCGATTCGTTGATGTTGTACAATTCATTCAGGGCGTTGATCTGCTGGTCGGGAAAATCCACGTCCAGGCAGACACCGGCGATGCGTATTTCGTAATCATCGACCGAAATCAACTCCTTGACCGTACCCTTGCGACCGACCATCGCCGTTTCCACGATGCTTTTCTTTCCACGGATGGAAATGACGGCGTTCGGTATCTCGTATTCCGTCCCTTTATGCTCCAGCACGATTGGCATAAAATACCAGCGTCCCTGTGCGTCTTTCTTCCGAAGCGTGGAACCGAAGTCGGAACTGGTCTTTTCCGAAGCCTGTTCGCCGGGGTATTCGTAGCCGTCCGCCTTATATTTGCTCGGCGCGTCAGGAATAAAACCGCCCGGATAAGGCAGCCCCTTATAACCGATCACGTTGAGCAGCATATCGCCCAGGTTGAACTGACTAACCCGTTTAAACGTCTGGGCTACTTCTTTAACTGTGTATTTCGTTGCCATATCTTAACCTTCGCTTAATTCTTCCAATATTCCCAAAATTTCGGCGCGGATTGTTTCACCGCCTTTCTGGTCGGTATTGGCGACATGGATAACCACTTCATCGCATACCTTACCAATCTGATATGTCCTACCGTTGTTATTATAATTCCGACTATTGTCAGCGGTGAACGTGTTATTCGTTTCCCGGATATTCTCTACGTTATATGCGTCGGAGATATTCGGGACCGGTATTTCATCCGCCACAGCCGGACTTGCCGCCATCGCCAACGGAACCGCTACAGTTGCCGCCACTTTACGCATGGATTCAGGAAGCAATGACACTTCACGGGGTTTTAGCTTTTGGGTAATGGCGGAATAAGCGGACGATTCACTGAGGTTGCTCGGCGTTTCGTTCAGGTCAAGCACCTTGCTTTTGCCGCTTGCCTTCTTCCCGGTCTCCAACGAAGCCAACAGCTTGTCAAAGTTCGGGCTTGCCATCGGGGTGGAAGTCGGTTGCAATGGGGTGGTTTCAGTCGGTTGTACCACGATCTGAGTTTGTTTATCCTCCCTGGATGCCGCCCAACTGTCCCGGCCAGCCTGTCTGCCTTTTTCCCAAGCGGTGGAATAATCGCCATTTTGGATTGTGCGGGTAATTATAGAAACCGGATTGGACGTTACAACGCCCTGGCTGATTTCTTTGAACCCCTGTTTGGCGGCTTCGGCCGCTTCGGAGAAATTCCCTTTTACCAACTGAACGATTGCCGTACCCACGCTGCCGATACCGGAAAGAATCTTTTGAAACGGGGCGACGATACTGTTGAACAGGGTCCGCCCGAACTCTTTTATCACCTCCCAAACACCGAGCACTACCATACGGAAGCCCTCGAATTTCTGCCAGCAAAGCGTAACAACACCAATCACGACTCCGATACCGGCTGCAATCCAACCAAGCGGCGAGGCCATAAACGCTGCGTTTAATGCTAACTGTGCAGCGGTCAATCCCCCCGTTACTGCTGTTTGAGTTATATCCAACACCTTTTTTATTCCACCAATTACGACAGCCCTTTGTGTCCAGGCATAGTTTACGGCCATCGCTGCCGTCAGGATTCCAAGTGTAGTCGTCAGCCCGATAATAACCGGGTTGCCTTGCTGAATCAATGCGTACCAGCCGGAGAAGAAACCGATAACTGTATCCATCACGACTGAAACGCCGTCCAATACGCCACCGGCAACAGTCAGCCCCGCGCTAATCACTGGCAATATGATTTCGCCAACCTGCAAACCGATATTCTTAAACTGGTTCCACACTTCGGTCGCCTGTTGCACAGCATTTCGGGAATAACCAAGTGCGGCGGTGGTTTCTCCGGTAGAGTTTGCCACGTCGTTCATGGATTCCCGTAGCTTTTCAGTGTCGGACATCAATACAGAAAAAGCGGATTTGGCTTCTTTATCTACCAGCCCGAACTGTTCCAGCAAAGAGGACTTCTGTTCGTCATTCAGCCCGCCCAATACGTTCTGCAGGTCGGTAAATATATCAACGATACTCCGGATCTTACCCGTATCGTCAAATACATCCACTCCGGCGGCGGAAAGTTTCTTCCGGACATCCACACGACCCAATACAGAGAAAGCATTTTCCATCAATGTGGCAGCGCGTTCGGCCGACTGGCCTTTACCGGTCATATAGGCAAACGTACCGGCCACCTCTTTATAAGCGATACCCAAATTGTCGGCTCCGGCAATCAGGTTTGGCATGTACCGGGCGAAGTCGGCAAATTCTCCCGCCCCGACACGCTTCGCTGCGAAGAAGGTATCCAGCACTTCCTGTGCCGTTGTGTTCTCCTTACCCACAATGGAAAGCGTCTGGGCCAACGCCGCGGATACGGTATCCAGGTCGGTAAATCCCGCCTTGCTGCCTTTCAGGGCGGCATCCAATATGGAAAGGGACAATTCAACATCATTCACCTGCGAGTTGATTGCCTCGAAGCCGACCGGTACGACCTGAATGTCTGTTTTGTTGTCGGCGGCGATTTGCTTCAATCGCTTTTTCAGATCGTCCAGCCCGGCTTCGTCCAACTGGGCGGTGATATTCACCTTCGCCATGTTTTCGTCAAAGGTCATGCCGGCACTTCCCGCAAAGGTGGCGGCGGTTATACCCGTAACTAATGGATTTTTCAGAAGGTTTGCACCTGGTAAAGCGTCGAAGGCTTCCGATGCCCATTTTTTAAATTTACCTCCACCGGCGGCTGTCTCCAGCTCGTTCAATTCGTTTGTAAGTCGGGAAATTTCACGGTTATACTCTTTTATGGCCGGAAGATTGTCAGCCGGTATCCATTCCTTCTCAGACTGTAAAGCGTCTATCCGGGCTTTCAGTGAGCCGATGGTCTTTCCCGTGTCCTGGAATACGTCTTCTGCCGACCTGACTTTTTCCTGTACGCCGGAAAGGGCCGACCTCGTTTTCTCCGAGGTGGCCGTTATCCCTGCCAGTTTCGCGCTGATCTGGTCACGGAGCGAAAAGATGTATTCTATCTTGTTTGCCATAAATCACCCATGCTTTTAATAAAATCGTATTTTACCCATTCGGCCAAAACAACCTGCAAGCCCCATTCTTCGTCGCCTAGCGTTGCCGGGTCGATATGCAGATAGGCCCGGATCAGGCTGTCCGCAAGTAACAGCCAGCCGGATCTGTCTGCTATACTTGTCCGGCTTATAATTTTTTTAATTCAGCCTCCTTGATTTCGACCAGCTCACCCAACTTTGCAGATACGCCAAGAAACAAAGAATCGTCGCTCTTGATTTCCTCATCGCCAGCCAGCCAACAGTTACCGAGCAGAATTTCGTTATACTTCATCGGGTCGTTTTTACCGACCACGGCAGCCGCGCCGAGTGCTTGGCGGCTGGGGCGTTTCAAATAGGCAACCTTGTCGCCGACTGTGACACAGAACACGTCGCCCCATTTCTTTTTCCACGCTTCGATTTGTTCGGGGGTAATTGTCTTGTTGTTTTCTTTTTCGTTCATAGCTTTATACATTATAATAGTTATACCACATTATATTCCACATCGCACGCAATAAAGGGCAAGGCGTGTTCCGAATAAAGGTCATCTACCTTGATGCTGTTCGGTGCTTCCGTAATGGAGGCGTTGATTATTTTGTCTGTCTGTATCACTCCCGTTTCCGAAATATAGGAAACGATGATATCGAACTCCAGGTCGGTTACATCGTCGTACCCTTTGGCCTTGGCCGCCGCATTCATGGCGATCAGTTCCGATTGCAGGACGGTAATCGTACCTTCATATTCTTTTTTACCCATCTGTATGCCAAGCCCCTTTTTGCCGGTGGCGAACAGAACTTCTTTCTGACGTTTGGATTTATATTCAATGGCACGCAATCCGGTAACAGGCTTACCGAGCAGAACCACAGTTATATCAACCCAAGCGTATTGTTTTGAACTATAATTAGCCATTACTCACTTGTTTTATTAAAAGGATTATCAAATGACAGATCAACATTGATTTCTTTGAGCAAAGCGGTAGGTACAACCTTCGCCTGCACTTTTAGCGCATTCGTTGAAATCAAGTCCTGATTAGGGTCTATGTAGGCAGTAAATCCTGAGATTTCACCTTCCATATTCGTATTTACGGCACGAATCAACAACTGTTCGTAATACTTACATATTGGCTGCGGCAGCTTGCCGGTTTCCGGATCAACAGCCACACTGTCCAGTATTTCGTCAATGTAGGTCTTATAACATATTACCAAGGCCTTCTGGATTACACGGGTTAAGCTTAAACGATGATAATCGTTGGTTGTTGCAACGGCTGTCGGATCATCGTTGAGATAGTAACCGTTCTTTCCTATATAGGTACGGTAAAAGATATAACCTGCATCATGCAGTGTGTTCCAAAGACTGTAACTTTCCTCAGGCTTCTTTCCGTTTGTCAGATAACCGTCCGCAACCAGGCTACCGTCACGGACACGGGCCAACGATATATTTACTGCACAAGTGGCAAGACGCCCCAAAACTTTGCCGATAGCCGCCGAGTAATATTCACTTGCTCCACATTTCCCGTCTGAGGCCATCACAACAGACACGCTGTCCTGGCTTCCCTCTCGTGGTTGGTATAAGCTGTCGGTTGTACCATTCCAGGCAAGGGCCGGAAGCAAGACTACAAACGGGGCAATCTGTTTCAAATAAGATTCCACAACCTGTTGAGCGGCTGTTACGGCTGTAACCACGTCCTGATCAATACCGCTTGTTACGGTTGGCTCGTACTCGGCATCCGGATTACGGTTTATACCCACCAGTCGGATACGTCCGGCCGCAGAATCAATCAGCGTTTTTAGCGGAGATCCGGCTTCCATTGAGCATATTTCAGTCAGCGTCTTTGCCGCGTCAACTACCAACAGATGCAGTTCTGCGCCATCACCGGCCGATTCATAAAAACCCAGAACCTCTTTATATGCCAACGGATTATTTTCTGCCGTCAGTCCCAGCTTCTTCAAATCGCTGGTTGAGGCAATCACATAGACCTTGTTAAGCTCCAGAGTGGATGAAACCGCCGTACCCGTCAGAATCAATCCGGCAATACCGTCGTCAGATAATGTAACAGCTCCAATATTGCCGTTACCTAATGTTATGTTTACGTTTGGCAAACTCATTTTAATTATGTTTTAATAGTTTTTGAACACCTTTCAAACCAAGCCAAATGGCCAGAATAGAAAGCGATAATTTCCCGATCCGCATCCAGGTTTCCTGCCACCAGGTAATGTGGTTCACCTCTTTTATCACCTCGACTTCCTGTGGCACATAGACGATAGAATCCTTAGCCGGAAGATAAACCGTATCGTGTACGGCTTCCAGGTTGTAATCCAGTCGCCCGTCTTCGAACGTCAGGTGGCTGTTCATGCCTTGCGATTTTAGTTCGTCGTATGCTTTCAGGATAACCCGGTTATTGCTGTCACACTCGAACAGGGCGGTCAGAAGGGCCGAATCCGGGGGCAGATAGACCGGAACCAGTCGTTCGGTAACAAGATTACCGGGTAGGCTCACGAGAGCGCGGCTCGCATTCTTCGGCCCTCTGCAGCTCAATACGCACAGGGCAAGCAGCAACATGAGGGCAGTTATTGACTTTCTCAACAGCCCGGCGAAGTCGGGCCAGTTCCTTACGTATCGCATTAATCTCTTTTTTTAGCGGTTCGACAACTTGTTCCATCAGGATAGACATTCCATTTTTTACATTTTCCAGTTCGTCGCCCCGTGTATCCGCCTTAGATGCTTCCACCTGCGCCCTTAATCCTTCTACCTCCGCCTCATACTTATTACGCAGCAGTTTAGCTGTAAGCCACGAGCTGAACGGTGCGGTAACGATTGCGGCGATTATGGATATTATTTCTGGTATTCCCATCCTGATTTCACAGAGTTACATTATTTGTTCAACAATTCCCAACCGGCTTCAACGTCTTTCATTACGGCCGGGATACCATTTTCTACCTGGCTTATCGCAGCGGCAAAGGCGCACATCGTACCTTTATCGGCCACATCCGGAACAAACGTCGTGGGAACTTCCATTTCTTTGCAAACACGCGTAATATAGCCTGAAGTATTGTTTTCGCTTCGTGGAGCCCACCGGTTGATAAAGTCCGCTATTGTTTTACAACCGTGCTTATGACGATAATTCTGCAATAGCTTTATCAACGCACGATAGCCGTGTGCCATATCTGTAAATTCTTCAAACGTGTTGTCCCTCTTTGCCATAGTAGGCACTTCTCCCTTCCAGTCGGTAGCATCCGAATTACGGATGTTACCGGGATTATTATTTCTGATACCTCGTGGTGTGCCCATAATTATTCGCTTTTATATTCTGACATAATAGCTCCCATCGCGTCTTTCTTTTTAGGAAGCACGATAAAGTAATGACGGAAATTCACAAGGCTTCGCTGGTTAAGCGGGTCTGTTTTTGCCTCCGAGTAATACATCTTTGTGCTGCCCGCTGCTTTAAACACGCGTTTGGTATAGAAGGCAACTGAAGCCTGATATTCATTAGTACTTGCTGCCGTTCCGAATGCAACCTTTGTTCCGGCTGTCTTGTAAACCGGATTGTCCGAATACTCGTACACCTCGAATCCGTACAGGTTGGCAATTTTACCGGTAGTATAATTATAATACTGATCTTTAAACTTCTGGTCTGTCAGAAGCAAATCGTTAACGTGATCGCTACACAAAACAAGACGCCTTCCCTGTACGGGAATCTTCATTTTATCGAATTTATCCTTAAGCGCGATAATGTCTGAGATTTGCAAACGTTTTCGTCCGGTAGTACCACCACCAACAACCTCACCGGAGGTTTTCAAAACCGGGGTTTTGGCACTGTCGCTGTCCGGAGCCAACGCATGGATAGCCTTGGCAAATTTCTTTTCCTTTATCGCGTCTGCGTGGCGTTCCTTCAGGCTCGACATCTTGTCGTAGGAAGAAGCGTACAATTCATCGTCCGTTACCGGTGTCGGCTTGGTTTGGAACTTATCCAGGGAGAACACCGCATCGGTATCAGTAATATCCTGTACTGCCAAAGGGTAGGTCGTGTTATTGACCAGCACTTCCGGATCACCGCCGACATCAATCATGTGGATTACGTCATTCTCAGCATACTGCGAATAGTCCGGCAGTCCGTCAAGAAAGGTTGCCACATCACCGGCACGAAGTGTTTTGATTAATTCGCCAGTCCATACCTCGGTCAGCACCCCTTCGCAAAGTGCTCCGGAAGGCAAGAAAGGACCGGCCACTAATGATACGCTGACAGCGGTAGCGGCTCCGGCCATAGCCGGAACGCCCATCACGGCGGCAACCATAACGCCCATCACCGCATTAAACAGCAGGGCTGTAATAGCTTTGATTCCTTTTGATTCCATTTGTTTTTTGATTTGTTTGATTGATTAATAATTAGGACAGTCCACACCATATTCAGCCTTATACAGCTTCATATAAGTGGCTTTGTCGTTTGTTCTCAGTTCAATAATTTTGTCGGCCGGAACGTCTGATAATTTCTTCCACTCGGCAGAAGCGGAATTTCCACCGGAAAGTCGGATCACGTCAGTTGGTTTCTGCGCCGGTGTCATGGCTTCGAAGGTCATCTTCAAAGTTTCAAGGCCGACCTTTTTGCCGAGCTCGACAAAATGGTTCTTTTTCTCGGCCGTGATACGACGTTCGTTAATGGCGTTTTCTACCGCGGTGGTAATACCAGCCAGCCTAATTTCTTCCTTTTCCTTTCTTAACTGTTCGTTGGCAGTTTTATAACCCAACAGCACTTCGATTGTGGAAAGGATTTCTTTTTCCGTTGCCGTTTCCGGCAGCCCAAGTTTCAGGGCGATTGCTTTAAAATCCATCTTTTCGTCTGATTTTTGAGTGTTATTAATAAGCAGCGGGAGGTTTTCCGAGTCCTCTCCGGCTACCAGTTTCAATTCTTTTCCGTCAGCGTTCAATATAAGCGGCAGAGCATTGTCATTACCACCGATGTCCACCATACTGACCTCGGTCAGCTTGCTGCGGGTGACGGTCGCACGATACTGTCCGGGCTTGATAAGCTCCGGAGCGTCGCTGTATTCCAGTACATCCACATTAGCAGAAGCCATACGCAGTGTGCCCTTTTCCCACTGCGCCTTCGCCTGTTTGGACTCCTCGCGCACTTCGTCAAACCAGGGCTCTCCCGTCACCCGCCCTTCCTCTTTCTTCACATCTTTGATGCAGCCGATTATCACACCACGCCAGTGCATCCAGAGCAGTACCGGATTCCTCTCATATTGGGAAATATCCATTCCCGCCGTGCTGATCCACGTTCCGTAGCAGTTTACCGACTCATCGCTTATTACTATTCTTTTTGCCATTCGTTTGTTCGTTGATTGTCGCAAACATATTATTGTAAATACACCTGTCAAAATAAGAGCGCAATGGTTACACACTTCTATGTAATGGTTACACACTTCTATGTAACGACTACATTCTTAATTGCCGAAGCACGATTTCCTTTACAATTTTGCTGAAAAGCTAATATCAATTTTATGGCAACATCAAAGAAAGAACTTGAAAAAACGAAGGAACTGGCAAGGCTCTATTACTTGAATGGAGATACACAAAAACTGGTTGCCGAAAAAGTCGGAGTTTCCCGCGTAACAATAAACAAGTGGGTTAATGATGGTGGCTGGGACGCGCTACGCACAGCCAAGTCTATCACCCGTAAGGAGCTTGTGGCGAAAATTATGAGGAAGGCTGACGAAAGGCTGGAGAGTGGGGATATGACAGCCGACGAAATGGCAAAGCTGGCAGCCAGCATCGAGAAGATAGACAAGCGCACCAACGCCACGACTATTATCGAGGTGCTTACTTCCTATAACAACTGGTTGGTAGCACGTACCCAGATAGATAAAGAACTGACGGTGGATTTCCTGAAAATGACCAACCGCTACCAGGATATATTTATCGCGGAACAGGTTTCGGCCGAAAATCCGGGGCTATAATATATAAATGTATATGGCGACACAGATAAGTCAGAAAGAAGCATTGAAAAGGTGGAAGCAGCTTTGCGAGACCATCCAGAACTTTTCCACCGTCAACACGGCCGAGACAAAGGCCGAGCAGATGGAACGCATCAGCCGCGCCCGGAAAGACTACGCCTATTTCGTGGAATATTACTTTCCGCATTATTGTACCGACAGCGAAACTGGCAAAGTTATCCCTTCCGCAAAGCACCATATTGAGGCGGCGAAAAAGATACTGAAACGCCGGACATTGAAGGCTGTTTTCAAATGGGCACGTGGCCAAGCCAAATCTACACACATGGACGTCATGATTCCCATGTGGCTCATGGCGCAGAAACGGCGTGAAATTAATGTCATGGTATTGGTGGGCAAGTCGGAGGATGCCGCCTGCACCTTGCTTGGCGACATTCAGGCAGAACTGCAATACAACAAACGATATACCCACGACTTCGGAACCAAATACAATGCCGGGAACTGGCAGGATGGCGAGTTTGTAACCTCCGACGGCGTGGCATTCTTCGCACGTGGCCGTGGCCAGTCCCCGCGTGGTCTCCGCTACCGGAACCGGCGACCGGACTATATCGTTATCGACGACCTCGACGACGACGAATTGTGTGAAAATGACAGCCGTGTCCGTAAACTGACCGAATGGGTGAAAGAGGCCCTTTTCGGGGCGTTCGGTGCCGAAGGCGGGCGTTTTATCATGGTCGGCAACCTGATCAGCAAATGTAGCGTGCTGGCCAACATAGCCGCGTCGAAAGGCGTTGAAGTAAGTCAGGTAAACGTCCTGGACAAGAACGGCAAATCCGCCTGGCCGGAATACTGGACACCGGAACGCATCCGGGAAAAACGGGAGTTCATGGGCTACCGGGCCTTTGAGAAGGAATACATGAACAACCCGATTAAGGAAGGTTCCGTATTTCGTAAAGACTGGATTCGATGGAAAAAGATATTGCCGCTCGACAAGTACGATGAAATTGTCGCCTATTGCGACCCCTCATTCAAAGGCTCTACAAAGAACGACTACAAGGCCATCAAGGTTTGGGGCAAAGCCGGAACAGAACTGCACCATATCCGCGCTTTTGTCCGGCAATGTTCCGTTGCGGAAATGGTACGCTGGTTCTATGACTTACACGAAAGCCTGCCGGAAGGGGTTATCTGCAAATACATGATAGAGGCGAATTTCCTGCAAGACACCTTGCTTGACGATTTCGAGGAAGAAGGAAACCTTCGCGGATACCAGTTACCCATACAGGCCGACAAGCGCAAAAAGCCGGACAAGTTCCAGCGTATCGAAGCGGTATCGCCGCTTTGGGAACGCGGTTTTGTCTTTTACAACGAGGATTTACAGAATGATCCGGACATGCTGGCGGGTATCGAACAGACACTTTCAATCGAAAAAGGCAGCAGCACACACGATGATGGTCCCGACGCTGATGAAGGTGCAATCAATGTATTGCAGAAGCATTCAAGAATACAGAAGTTTAAACCGAGCATCGGCACACGCCGGTCTCCTAAAAATATATGGTAAGATGAAACAGTTTATTAAAGACCTTATCTTGAGTTACAGGATAAAACGTGCCATTCGCTTGGCAGAAGAACTTTCCAGAGTTAGCAAACGCCGGTATCTTGTCCTTATGGTGGCAGGTATTCCTAAAGTATATTCCAAACAGGAACTGAAAAAGATGATTACCCAAAGGAAATTCCGTAAGGGTACAACCATTCAGGATCTGGAGAAGAAAGCAATCCTTATAACCGGGTAAGCCTATGTTTTTGACCGAAGAAGATTATATCGTGGCAAGCAATACGGCACTGAACGTATTACAGCAATGTTCGGAGGAAAAACGGGAAACCGCCGAACGGATGGCCATTGAGGAAGTGTCCGGCTATCTAAGAAGCCGGTACGATGTGAAGAAGATTTTCGCCGCCTCCGGTAGCGAGCGGAATAACATTATCGTGCTCCGTACCTGCGATGTATCCTTGTACCATCTTTCTGCGTGGCTGCCAAACAAGATGGGGCACGAAATAAGGAAAGAACGTTACGAACTTGCCTTGAAATGGTTGGAAGGCGTACAGGCGGGCAAGATAATTCCTGACCTTCCCACCGTAACCGGAGAAGATGGCGAGGAAGACGTGAACAACCCTGTCAAATGGGGTTCCGGAAGACAAAATACTTATATATGGTAGATTATGGCAAAAAGAAACAAATATAATCCAGGCATGAAGATTGGAGGATTCAACCTGGCATCGGCAAAAGACCGTCGTCGGCTCCAGTCGCTGACGGTAGAACTGAAGCTCCAGGCCGAAGCCTTGACGCAAAAGGATATGCGTTCATGGCGTCAGGCGTGGCAACAGGCTATCGACATCGAAAACCCGCGCCGGGAACGGTTGTATGATATTTACCGGGATGTGGAAGTAGATCTGCATCTTTGCGGTTGTGTGGACCAGCGTAAGGGATTCGTTCAGAAGAAAGGCTTCAAACTCGTAGATGCCAAAGGGAAACAGAACGATGATGTTACCCGGCTTTTTGAAGCGGTTTGGTTCAAGGATTTGGTCGGTTATATACTGGATTCCCGATATTGGGGACATTCGCTTATCCAGCTCGGCGATGTGGTGAGCATCGACGGGGAAATGCGTTACACGGGCGTAGAACTGGTGAACCGTAAGCACGTAATACCGGAATACGGCGTAATCATCCGGGAACAGAGCGACGAATGGAGGTTGGGTATGCCTTACCGGGAAGGACCTATGGCCGACTGGGTGGTGGAAGCCGGTAAGCCGAAGGATTTGGGCTTATACCTGAAAGCGGCAACGCAAACCATACCGAAAAAGAATATGCTTGCCTATTGGGACCAGTTCGGGGAAATATTCGGTATGCCAATCCGTATCGCCAAAACAACGGCACGAGACCCGAAAGACAGGAGTCAGATAGAGAACATGCTGGCCTCTATGGGTGCGGCCGCATGGGGCCTGTTCCCGGACGGAACCGATATTGACATCAAGGAGACGACACGGGGCGATGCCTTCAACGTCTATGACAAACGTATTGATCGGGCCAACTCGGAACTGTCAAAAGGTATCCTGAACCAGACAATGACCATCGACAACGGTAGCAGCCTCTCACAGTCGGAAGTCCATTTGGAAGTGTTCGAGAATGTGGTCGAAAAGGATGCCGACCTCGTAAAAGACATCGTAAACGACCAGCTCCTGCCACGCATGGTAAAGCACGGTTTTCCGGTAAAAGGGCTGCACTTTGAATGGGACGACAGCGTGGACTATACGCCGGAACAGCAGTTGGAATACGAAAAGATGATTGCAGACCGCTACGAGGTTGACCCGAAATATTTCATCGACAAATACGGCGTTCCAATCATCGGTAAAAAGACTGTTCCGGACACTTCCGCACAACTGGCACAACCTTTTTTCGACTGAGCCCGGATGATTATGCCGGGCTGCACAAAAGAATTGATGCACTATACCAGGAAGGAAACCTGCAATTAGCCGACACTGACGACTACCCGGACATGTCAGGTGTTGAATCTGCCTTCGAGAAAGCGATGAAGTGGTTGCACGGGAAGCGGATATTCGGAGCAGGTATGCTGAAAGAAAAGCCGGTTCGCCGATTGATCGAGGAAACCGCGGCTTACCTTTCAAAAGGCATTGAGCGTGGTATTATGCAGGAATCGCCGTCGGAAGAGATGGTCTCCAGCCTTCGGGAAAGTGCCGGAGTATTCTCCGGATTCAAGACTTTTCACGAAATGAAAGAAGCCGCAAACCTGTTGCTGGACGAAAACGGCGATTTAAAGCCGTTTGAACAGTTTTCAAATGACGTTCAAAAGATTAATGACACCTATAACAAGCACTATCTAAAGACGGAATATAATTTCGCTGTACAGAGTGCGGAAATGGCGGCCAAATGGGAAGAACAGCAGGATGACGGGGACGGTTGTTATTTACTCCAGTACCGTACAGCGGGGGATAAGAAGGTACGCCCCGCACATCAGGAAATGAACGGTATTACGCTGCCGGCTTCTGACCCGTTCTGGGACAAATATTATCCTCCGAACGGCTTTAACTGTCGTTGTACCGTCCAAAAGGTACGCGCCGCCAAATACCCGGCAACTGACAGCAAAGAAGCCATGGAGACCGGGGACAAGGCAACCGAGGGCAAATACGCCGAAATGTTCCGCTTCAATCCGGGCAAACGGCGTGCGGCTTATCCGGCTTACAACTCGTACACAATAAAAAAGTGCGCCACCTGCAAAAAGAGCGGGTTTAAACTGGCGAAGATACCCAGTAACGAACTTTGCGCTGCTTGTCCGATTATTCATGAGTGTGCCGGGGACATCGCCAAATCACAATCGGCCATTGAGCGGAAGCACTACCTACGGGAAATGCAGCCGCTACTAAAGAAAAAGGTCCTTTTAGAGATTGACGGGATAAAGAAAAGCGTAGGATTCCGCAAAACCGGAAATGAGCATCTGTACAGCGATACGTTCGGCCGTTCCTCCGTTCTAAAGAAGGAACACCTTTCAGGTCTGGACAAGGTACTGGAAAAAGCGGTCTATGTAAAAACCTCCGACTCACTCAGTCATGACAGGAAGGATAGAATCAAACGGTTTTATTATCTAAAGTCAGAGATAGAAGGGAAAACTGTTTATTTGAATATTGCGGAAACGGATGAAAGGTCAAATAAAGGTGTCGTTTGGCATAACCGGTTTTTATATTCGATTACTGATAAAATAAAATAAAAGCACCCGTTTGCGCCGTCTTAGGTTCCAAGACCAGGTGTGGCCACAAAACGAATGCTTTTATACCGCAAATATACAACTAATAATTTAAAACCCAATCCTATGGACGGAGATTTTAAGAAAGAAGTCATTGACCGGTCGATAGAGGACATCAAAACCGAGTTTGACGAGGAATTTGGCAGGAATTTCGAACGCAGGGCTTTCTTTGACGAGAAACAGTGGCCGGAACGGAAGTTCGACGACGGGGTCGGTACCCTGATGCAGCGGCACGGCGGACTGCGCCGGAGCATCAAGAGCCGGAAACGCCGGGGCGAGCTGGTGTATTCGTCTAACTTGCCATACGCCCAGATTCATAATGAAGGCGGGGAAATTAAGGTTACCAGGAAGATGAAGGGATATTTCTTCGGCAAACTAAAAGAGACGCGTGGTAAATACCAGTACAAGAAGAACGGCGAACGCCGCGGTAACAAACGCAACCGGGAACTGTCCGAAAAGGAACAGTTTTACCTGGCGATGGCCTTGAAGAAAGTCGGCTCTGCCATCAAGATGCCGGAACGCCGCTTTATCGGATCCGGGCGCAATACCGACCGGATCATCCGGGAAATAACTGAACAGAACTTCGAGGAATATTTAAAGAACCATCCAATCATAGACAAATGAGAAAGATTTTATACCAGGAACTAAAGAAACGCCTGTCGCGCCTTTTAATGGCCGACAGTGGCGACATCGAGTTGGTATCGGAAGAACGTATCAAGCAAATGACAGAAGCCGGAGAAACGCCCGATTTTGCGATAAAACATTTTGGATTATGGAACCGGCAAGTGGAGTTTATCGAGGAAGAAGCGCATTTCCCGATGCCCGCCGTATTTATTGAGTTCGGACGCCTGGCATGGCGACACCAGCAAGGGGGATTACAGGACGCGGACCTGACTGTCGGGCTGCACATCCTGACAATAGCACAGCCGGAAGGGTACGACGGTGAGGAGTTCCACCTGGATTTGCTCGACAAGATAAACCGCTGCCTGCACGGGTTCACCGGTGAATATTGGGGTTCTTTCAAGCGTTCGGCATCTATACCTTGTCACGACCACGAGGAAATATTGGACGATACGGAGGTTTATCAAACACTTCTGTATGACGATTCGGCGGTGAAGAAACTGGTTAAACATCCGGTTCCGCCTGAGTTTATCAGTCGAAAAGGCTAAGCTGTAATTCGTTTACTTTTTGCGCCACCTTGGGGTTGGCCGCGGCATTGATATAGTTGTAGAAGGTCTTTTCTGTGATACCATAAATAGGATAAATGTATCTGCGCCAAATCTCCCGGTTAGACAGTCCGGTTTTGGCGTATTCGTCGTAAATTGCATTTACCTCAACAACACGACGCGCGTAAGAACATCCTTTTAAACTCATTTACCCCAGATATTTAGATTTGATTACAAATTTATCGAATTGACACCAACGAGCAAAATAAAAGGCGGGATAGTTTTACACATCTCGCCTTTTGATAATCATTCATCCTGCAGCCCTTCTTCTTTTAACCGTTTCTTTTCATCTTCAATTATCTGATTTATATAATTTACTGATACAGCAGGTAATATAAACCAAACAGGCTTTCCATGAGATGTGGGTACGCCCAAGCAAATTGAACGACCTTTTTGCTTATCTTCTCTATCCCATTCATTACGCGCAACATTCCATCTCATACCAAAACATTTTCCACCTTCCCAATCTAATTCGGCTATAGAAAAAGAGTGAAGTCCACCATCAAAAAGGACGTTCACGTTTGCAACATACTTTTTCGGGAAAATTACATCCACAGCTTTAAAATATTTCATCATAGAATTTATTGTTTAAAATTTGTCCCACAAAAATATGTTCAATTATCGGTAATCCCAAAAAGTCAGAATTGTTTCATAACATTCTGAAAAATAAACCTATATAATGAGAAAGCGGTAGCTTACAGCCCCGCTTTCTCATTATATAGGTTTCAACCCCTTTAAAAACGTCTTTTTTCAATCTATTCTATTTTCTCCACATAAATCCCAACCAAATCAGCCAAATCTTGATAAACCGCCTGTCCGGTGTCGCGGGTGCATTTATAAATCACTCCATTCTGCGAATAATACTTTCCGGTAAACAACTCCATATTGTTATTATATGGTATTGGGTCATCAATCGTACCAGCGTTTTCTTCATTTATTTCTTCATACAAAGCTGCAGTTTCAATACTTGGCGGCTGGTTTTCCAGTACCGGATTAACATCCTGGCGAACACGGAACAAACTTTCGCCATAAGTAACACGGCTTTTCGCCTTCAGCTCTTTGCCTATAAACGACTCCCAGGACGGGTGAAGATCCTTAACCGCCAGCGCATCGTTGTTAGACAAGTCGACAGAATTTATTGTCATACGGGCAAATAATACCGCCTGCTGTTCCGGGGTTGACCCTTGTTTTGAAACGGCGTCCTTGACCTGTTGCAATGTCATACTTGTCGGGGTTGGATACCCGGTAGAGTAGTCCATCGCGGTTAGTACGTCAATACTGTCTGCCGCCTCGATTTCGTTCAAAAGCGTTAAAGTGTTATTGTTATATGCTGACAGGTATCGCGTCATATCGTTTACAATATACAGAGCCTCCTGAGATGTCACTTCAATAACGCCCTCTGACGTAACTATTGAAACATTATCACCTTCTGATGCCTGCGCCTGGCTACGCAGGAACAACAGTCCCTGCTCAGACATTTCTATTGTTTTGCCATCCAAAACAAACTTTGCGGTTGCCTCCGTACTTCCACACCAAAATGATATTATCTGCTGTACGTCGCTCAGATCCGGCTTAAACAGGAATGTTTCTTCCATATAGTTAATACCGTTTGTCTGGCCTTCATCTGTTTCCGGATTCTCCTGGACATCCCAACGGACGTTCCACTTATTCAGGTCGGCGTTGATGCACTCAAATAACGATACGCCAGCTGTTCCTTTTACTCTTTTCATTTTACTACTGTTTATTGTTAAATTTAAAGTTTTCGTTCTACTAAACATTTTCCGGCACATAAGCCGAAATATAAGTTGTTACTTCGCATGATACGATTACGCGCCCGGAACCCTTGCACTGAGGACAGGCAACGCCGTCTTTCATGCCTTTGCCCTCACACACCTTGCATGCTACGATATGCGGCGGGATTGTCCTTTCGCGTTTAGGACTTGGTTCCACACTGGCCGGCTGCGATACAGCCGGTTGTTTTGCTTGTTTTCTTTTAAATCTGTCTAAGATACTGTTCATACGTTTTTGAGTTTTCATTGTTCTTCTTTCCATTCAATTGTTACGACTGCTTTCAGTTGCTTTTTCCCTTTGCAGACAGGGCATTCCTGCTTTATATGCTCCCCGTACTCGTCTAATCCCCAAAACCACCCATTGCCGTGACAATAGGTACATTTGAAGCCACCCAGTTCCATTCGCTCAACAGGCTGTTCCTTCGGAAACATGGGCGGCTGGACAAATAATATAGGTTGTTTCTTACTCATGCTTCCGTCATGCCTAAAGGAATACAAACCCACGCTCCGTTCTCGTTCTTAACCTCGGCTCGGATAAACTGTTTGCTGATCGCCGGCTGGTAGCTCTCTTCGATTATCTGTACACCTTCCATAAATCGTTCGTTCCCGGATTCCTCCGCTATCTTGCGAAGCTGTACAACTCGGCTTGCTTTCAGAGTGCCTTTAGCGTCACGCGCCAACAGTCTGAGTACCATTTTAACCAAAGATTGTGTCTTTGCATCGCTTGCCAGCCCTTCAATGTATTCCTTAACGATTGCAATACCGTCTTCCACTGTGTCCCTGTAGCCGTCTGTTACATACACGCCGACCGTTATACGTTTATCACCTGCCGAATTGGTAAAGGTATCGGATCGTTGCCCGTCCTTCTTCAACTTAAGCACGTCGGCCTTCATTTCTATTACATTGCGGAAATCGTCCAGTATTGACTGTTTTGTTTCCTTGATACCTTGACTTAGGCACTCCAGCGACGGAATGGCGCGTTCAATTGTTTCATCCACCAGGTCACGATAAGCCTCACGATCACGCTTAGCCTGTTCCTTTGCGTTTTTAGCCGCCTGTGCAGCCTTAAATTCTTCAAACTGCTGTTTTTCCTCAGCTGTCATTTCTACTGTCTGTTTCACTTCTTCCATGATTCTGTCAATTTAAAAGTTGATTACTATTGTTGTTTTCTTCCTCTTTTCTTCGGATAATCCGGAGCTTGATATTTACAGTTTCCAGTTCGTCGACGGTCAGTTTCCGAAATTCCTTACCCGCAATTCGTGTGTTCATGCAGTAGGCATCTACCCGGTTCCAGTCTGTTGTATCGATACCAATTTTCTGCAATTGTTTTAAGACTGCGGATCGTTTGCGTCTCAGTTCTTCCCGGTAAAGCTCACGGGCTTTCAGGTTTGAGTCCTGACGTTGCAGTTCATCACACATTGCGTCGTACTCCTTTTCTGTCATTTCCCTGAGCGATTCCGTCCGCCCACCGGTGTACTGACTTACAAGCGATGCTTTCAACTCATCCTTATCCGCCGTAGGCAAACGGTTAAGAAGGACATAAAACCGTGCGTAGTTACGTGCTTTCATTCAAAATCCTCCTCCTTTAGTCCGTATTCGGCCATCAAAGCGTCATGCGATAAGGCTGAGAGCCGTTCCGATAGTTCTGTGAAAATAAAAGATTGGTCACTGTGTGAAAATCCCTCGGATTTTTTGATTGCGTAATTCAAGATTGCTTCTATAGCTTCGTCCATAAGAATTATGATTTATGTTGTTCGACTTCTTTTATTGCCACCTTGCAACCTGTGGCATCGACTATTTTGTTTGCCAGCTCCAGATTGTCTATCTCAATCACAATCAGTCCGGCCGTTTTTGCCCTCCGTACCCGAATGTCGCAAGGGTATTCGCCTTCGTTCCATAGCAGGAGCACGTGGGCGGCGTATTGGGGTTCCATGCCCAACTGATAAATCGTTGTCTTATTCATTGCTTTCATTTTTTGAATTATTCTTGTCGCTCCAATATCGCTCTGCCAGTTTCGGGTAAGCAACGTATTCACCGGTTTCACCGATAAAACGGCCTTTACTGAAAGCCTTTCCACCTTCAACCCATATTTTCAACGTGGCATCATACATCACGCTTTCGGCGGCATCGCCTTTGGGGTTCTTGCCTTTGGCATGGCTGATGAAGATAAACAGCTTGTTCGGGAAGGCTTCTTTCAGGCTGATGTAGTCGCGGTAACTCATCCGGGTGTACTGGAAACTGTCTACCACGACGATATTGTAACTCTTATGCTGGCGAAGCCTTTTCTTCAAGGCTTCCATATCTTCCTGTATGAATGCCAACCGGCGGCTCACTTCCGACATGCCGTGCATCCGGAGGTTGTTCTGCACCGTCAGGCAGGCTCCTTCTTCCAGGCTGTCGTAAACCACACGGTCGTATTTGCAGAGCTCTTTGCAAAGCTGCATGACAAAAGAGGTCTTTCCATTTCCACTGTTACCCCAGATAAACCACACACCGACACGTTCCGGCGTGCCGAACGCGTCTTTCCATTTCCCCTCGAAAGGGAAAGTATTGTATTTCTTGTCCAATATATCCTTTACGCTCAATGCTCGTTTCATACCCTTTTTGAATAGTGTTCAAATGTCGTTTGAACGGTTGTCGTTATTATTCATTCATTCGTTTTGCCCGGTGGATGGCTTTCTTTACCCGGCGGAGGTCGAAGTCGCACGGCTCGGCATCCCGGATAACCTCGTCTATCTTCTTTTTATCGCTCAACCCGTTGGCCACGCAAATGGAATACACGTCGGTGGCAGAAGTTTCTTCCAGCTCGAAATACTTTCGTCCCATACGGCTGAAAAACTCCTTATATCCCGGTTTCCTGTAACGCAGGCCTCGCTCAATACGCTTTTTGATATAGTCGGTACTCATGAAGATGATCCCGCTTTTGTCCTCCAGCTTGTTGTACAGGCTGATGAAGTAATGGAAGACCGGCTCGGTCAGCTTGTCGGCTTCGTCGAATATCAGCAGCGGGGCTTCCATTTGGATAATGTCGTCCAGGATCAATCCCCATATTTCGCGGATATTGTGCCCGTCTGTCCGGATTCCGACCTTGTGGGCTATCTCACGCACGAAGTCGCCCTTTTTCATATCCTCGGAGCAAAGGATATAGAAAACCTCCTTGTGCTCTTCCGTGTAGATGCGTGCCGTCGTAGTCTTTCCGCATCCGGCTTCACCAACCACCCACGTTACGTTGCGCCAGTGCTGGGCATCGTCCAGCGCGTAGCTTATTTCCTGGTAAGCGGATGTTTCCACAATCTGCCAGCCTGTTTCAGCCTTTCCGCTGCCCACCTGCGAGGCAATGTTGCGGAACATGTCGTCCGAAATATTCTCGTATTTCCCGTTCATGATGCTGCTGATCGTGCCGACACTCGTGTTTTTCAGACTGCCCGCAGCCTTGTTCTGGCTGGGGTATTTGGCGACGTATGCCCTGAGAGCTTCACGGATCGCGTCTTTTTCTTTGGTACTTAATGATTCCATATTGTTTGTATTTTATTGATTTCTTATTTCCTGCTTTATAATTTGCCTGCCACTTTCCGGTAGTCCACCTCGTTGTTTTCTTTCAACTGGTCCCAGGTCATGAGGCTTGCCTTCTTGGTGGTCCTGCCCAGCCCAATTTCTTCCGGGTCACGGCTGTATTTCCCGGTTCTGCGGTCGATTTCGCGCTGCACTTCTTTGGTCACGCCTTTCAGTTTCGGGGTACTCAATCCGTTCTGTTCCGGGGCAACGCCGTAAGCGTATTCTATTTCTTTCGCTATCACCTGGCGTTCTATGCGGTCGCGTATATTCGCTTCCTGCTCCCTGCGGATAAATTCAGCCTCGCCCTCTGCCTGGTCCTGAATAGCACGGTGCACAACCATGTAAGGCTCAGCCACACGTTCAAACCTGAGCTGTCCGGCATTGTCTTTCCAGTACAGGCGGATGCTTCGGAGGTCGTTCGGGTCGTATTTGACATAGAACTTGCGGTATGTGTTTTTCCGTCGCCATTCGTGGTCTGGTTCTCCGGGTGCTGAGAACACCTCGTAAGGCTTCTTCAGGCTGCCTATGGTTATCTGTATGCCCTGGTCGGTGAACGTAGCCGGGCGTTTTGCCCATATCCAGAAGATGTCTACCATATCGTGTACCGTCACCACATCAGTTTCCTCGTTCTCGCTCTTTTCATACATTTCGATGCGGGGAATACCTGTCGCCGGGTGCGGTGCTGCATTCCATGCACGGCGTGCTTCAGCGTAATGTGCTTTCAGTTCGTCCAGGGTGAAAAGCTGGTCTTTGTTTTCTTCTATGAATTCCAGGTTCGGACGGCTTTCGGCTTTCGTCGCCGTGATATTCATACCTGTAAACCGCCAGTCCTTATGCAGTTCCTGCGATTGGAACCTGCCAAATATGCTTTCAATCGTCTTGCTTTGGCCGCTGTAAGGAGCAGTCGGGCGGTGGATATGGCATATTTTGTCGAAGAACCCTTCTTCTTTAGAGTCTTTATCCTTTTCCAACCGTTTATGCCCGCCCTGGTTGTCGTGCACAATTTCAAAAGGCTTATGCTCGCTTACCTGTATTGCCATACGGTAGGCGTTGTATTGAGCTTCGAAATTCTCGTGGTCGCTGATGTAGTAGCCTAAAAGAACCTCGCTGTATGCGTCGATTACCTCGTACACCATCGTGGTGCGTATCTTTCCTTCCTCGTCCCTGTAATACAAGTTCAGCTTCGTTCCGTCACCGTACCAGAGGGTGTCGCGCCTGTCGGGTAGTTTGGTCTTGTGCTTCCTTCCGTAACGCTGGTGGGCTGCCAGTTCCCCAAACACGGCGTCATACCAAAGAGGCTCTATTTCCGGGCGTTCGAACCATTGCACCATGCTTCGTTTGCTTTTGAGCGGTTTCCAGTCCTTTTCCAAGGCGATGCGGTTTATTTCATCGAATATCTGCGCATAATTATAGACCGGGACACGACTCCGGCGCAAGGCAATCAGTTGGCGGCCCATCTCCGGAGTGATCTTTACGGTGCTTTTGTTACCGACCTTTCCGGAAATTAGAGATACATAACTTTCTTTCTTGTATCGGCTGATTTTCTCTTTCAGTCGAGCAAGGTTTTCCGGCAGGGTATGTTGATATATTTCGCGGAGGTTCTCACTGGTAGCAGCCACATTTTCCCATACTGTATTGAGACTGTTGCCGTACATCTTGCGGTCACGTGTTTTCACTTCCAGATCAATGACAAGCGCATTCAGGACTGAAGCATTCAGCGTGTACTCCGCTTTCAGTTTGTCGCTGAGACCAGTTTCCACACCGTTCATTTCATACCGATAGTCCTCGTAAAATGCACGTGCCTTGTCGTCTGTCTTTACCCTGTCTCTCATACGCTGTTCTTTTAATATCTGCTCCGGATCGCCGTATTTCGCCACGAAACGGACCTTGTATTTCTCACGAAGCGAGGAATATATTATCAATGCGTAGGAACCTTCACCGCCGCCACGATTAGCAGTTTTGATATTCCCTCTGGTGATGTTTTTCCTTAAAGTCTGATATTTTATCACAGGATCATCACCGGAAGTAAGCTCCTCGTATGTTACACATAATTCGTTCTTGAAATATTCCATCACTCGGTTATTTTATTTACATTTGTAGGAAAATGTTAGTTTATGGAAATGTTTAATTACTGCTGTAGCTTGACCTTCACAACAGAAGCAAGGTCAAAAAAAGGAAGCGGATAAGTCCTTAAAAGCCACACAAAAGGATTTATCGGCTTTTTGCTCCGTTTTTTGTTTCACCTGGTCTGTTTCGGAAGCTACAGCCCGTACGGATATTCCCGGAGTTTACCGGTATATCTACAGGTTCGATCTTTCGCTTAGGCTCCCACCGAGCTACATACTTTCGGTGTCCCATACAGTCCGTCTCTTTGCGAACATCAATAAACTCGAAATGACGGACGAGTCGTACTATGCGGATGAAGATGAATGCTAACCTTTCATAGCAGACCCGGCATTTCCCGATGTTTCTCTCCGTGAAGTCTTTGTAAGGGATTTCACGGAGAGTTCCGTCTGGCCAATAATGATAAATAACACCTTTTTGCATTTCATTCTCTTGTATGATTTTTGGCTCCCGCATAATTTAATCCTCCTCCAATTTGTCTGTCGGCACTCGTTTTATCAGCCGTACGGAATTGCCGAAGTTCAGCACGACCAGCATAACCACCCATAAGGAATTTTCGTTTGCCGTTCCAAGCAGCAGGATGAAGCTGAAAAGGAAATACCCGGCATAAACCTTTTGCTTTGCGGTGAGTGATTTCCACCACTTCAGTTCATTATCGAACAGCACCGACCATATCGCTTTCATGGCTCACGTCATTTACCGGTTCATTACCCACTTCAACGCCACCACGCATCAAAGCCATCTTTCGGATAGCCCGCGCCAGCTTGGTGTCTTTCCGGTACGCCAGGCTGTGCGATACCATTTCCTGAGTGCAGTTCATCAGGTGGGCAATTCTTTTCACCTCACCATATTCTACTATAATTCGTTTCTTCATTTTATACCTGTTTTTTAATTTATTACCTTGTTAAATATCTTCCGCTATTCTCACGAACCACGGAAGTTTTGCTACATTTGTAGCATACTAAACCAAAATTTAAATATCGCTTAATGGAAAAGTTAATTACTGAAAAGTTGCCTATCGTCAATAAAGACGATTATTGTTGTGAACCATTGTCTTTACTTTCTTTCTCTGAAATAGAAAAGTATTTAGATGAAGGATGGTCTGTCAAGCAAATGTTCCAGCATGTTTGTAAAAGTGACGGAGTAGATTTTCTAATCATTTCCGTTCTTATACAAAAAGATTGATTATCCACCTTTAGAAGGGTTACCACCAGGTGGATAACTCTTCTTTTGGTATACTAAAATGCCAAAGAAACGGACTTCTAAGATTCTAACAGCACTATTTTCAAAGATACTGTAAGCGGTTGTGGTTATAATAGCTCTTCCTTTTCTCATAATATTTAGTGTTATCTCAGTTCAACAATAATTACTTCGTCCTCAAACGCCCCGGCCAACTCCGCCTTGAAATAAGCCATCGCACACTCGCCGTCAAACACGGCAACAAACGTCACATTGTCCACCATATAGGTGAAAGTATCATCGTCATTCCTGAATTGGTCTAAAAAGCCTTCGACCTTTGACCACTCGTGGTAATCCAC